CGAACGGCGTGCAGGAGGTGTTGATCGTGTTGTAGCGCGCCGTGATGTTGTAGTCCGCGCAGAGCGGGCACAATCCGCCTTGATTGACTGCGGTGAGCAGAAAGGCGGAACCATTTTGTGCTGATGCCCACGAGTTTTGGAGCGTATTGCCCTCAAAGAGCACGCGGTTCCCGTTCTTCAACTCGAACAGATTCTTAATCTCGTAAGAGTGGCCATTCGCGGCTGGCACGTAGCTCGGATCAAAAGCGTTCCACCAGCGGGGCTTAAAGAACGTGTTCAGCCGAATTTCCATGTCGGCTGGTACGGTGAGGCCGCACCCACCACCGAAAAGAGTATTCTCGCCAGTGGATTCGATGAAGTTGTTGACGAATTTATACGGCCCCTCGGGGTTCGAGTTGACGCAATTCTCCCCGCCAAGGATGCCTTGAGCGTCGGAGCAGGTGCCGAGAGTATAACAAACGAAATCGGTAAGGGTGCTGTCGATCACGGCCACGGTGGTGGTAGAACTCACATCCAGGCAGCGCTGCGTCTCGGATACGTTCTCGTTCCCATGACACCAAACGCGGTCGAGAATAATGTTCGAGATGCCGCCGATCTGCCCAATGTTGATGAGGGCATTCACGTATCCGCTGGAGTTGTTGGTGATCTCGATGCCGGGGCCGATGATCCCGTAAGACGTGCCGGAGTGGAATGTGATGGGCGACGTGGTTGAGGATGTGCCGATTTGCGCCGTGTAGGTTCCGGGCGCACTCGGCTGAGCGTAGGGGGGTCGGCCTTGCAGTGAAGTCACGCCGGAATAAGCGGGGGTGATCCGCGTGCCTTGTGGCGGCAAGTTGGTCGATGCGCCAGCTACGGTCAAGCGCAGCCAGTTCGATTGCGAGCAATTCAGGGTGGGCCATGTGATATTGCCGTAAGATGCGCCAGCCGTCAGTTGCAGAGTCTCGCCGCAGGTTGCCGCCGCGAGAGCCGAGGTTAAAGCCGCTGTCGTCGGCCCCACGCTGATGACACTCCCCGGAGAGGGAGTGTTGGCCGTGTTTATCGCGGCTATGGGCAGCGTTGCAGGCCCATCGGTCGCTCCCCAGGACGGCGTGCAGCCCACGGTTGGGCAATAGAGATTGTCCGCGTTAAAGGCGAAAGTTTGGATCTGTGCGTACTGGAACGCGCCCACATCCCAAGTGGCGGGGCGCGGGTTCTGGTAGATGGCCGGATAGACCGCCTGCAAGCCACCGAACTCGCTCACCAGCGCGGCGCCGCCGCTGGTCGCATAACTGTAAGAGCCGAAGGTGTCGGGCGATAACGTGAGGATTTGTGCCGACTGGTTCGTCCCGGCCTGCACGGTGGAGCAAGTGGCAGGAGTGCATCCCTGCTGTGGGCTGTCACCGATTGGGTTGTCCGTTTCGGTGTAGCCTTGCGCGCGAGCAGTCGCGGTTGGCTGCAAGAGATCGCCGCCGTTCTGGGTGACTGTGTAGGTTGCGCCGGAATTGCTGCCGAACAGTGACCCTATCGTGCTTAACCCGATCAGATGGTTGTTTGCGGTGAAGACTGGCCCGGTCCACGGGATGCCGAAAGAGTTTCCGCCTGTCGTACCCCAAAAGGTGATCTTACAGCCGTTCGTGTTGCCGCTGGAGTTGTCGGTGTCCTGGTCGATGGTGTTGTTGTAGAGCATTAGCGTTTGAGTGCCGCTGCTCTGCGCGTTCAACTGGATACAGTTGCCCACCGCCGCATTGTGGTTATCGTAGAAGACATTGCCGAAAATGTAGGCGGTTGAGCCACCGCTCACCGGGATATAAAACTGCTCGTTAATCCAGTTGTGCCGCACGACGTTATTGTAAAGATACTCAGTCACTCCCGAGGCCGACGTTCCCCCGTGGTAGTACATGATCGCGTCATCGTGCTGGACGCCCATCGAACTGATCGGGGCGGGGGCCATGTACTCGAAGGTGTTGTCGTGGACCAGTTCGCTGTCCACCAGCACGCCGCCTACGCGGATTTGATGAAAGACGTTGAATGCGACAACAGCCCCCGCATCATAGATACCTATGCCGGTGGTACATGGGGCTCCCGCAGGAGAGTTCGTACAGAACGCACTTCCCGCTGCTCCGCTCGGAGCATCACTACCGTCGAACACGTTGTACTCGATGATGTTGTTCGAGCCTTGCGAGGCAATGCAGGGAACGGCATCCGAGGAGGTGGAGGTCAGCGTCCAGCCGTGGCAGTAGAGGTTCGTCAGGGTGTCATTGCCGGGGGCGTAGAGCTGTCCGGGGAAGCCGCTCGCGCTGCCACTCCAGCAGTCGCCAAGGTATGCGATGTTGTCGAACGTATTGTACTGGCTGATCTGGATCAGGAACTTTTGTGTCGGAGTTCCGTAATCGTAGGTGCAGGACGCGGGGAAGCTGGTTCCGTTGAACACGGGATTGTCGCCGGTGACCACCGGCTTCACCCACGACGCGCCCGTGTACCAGTTCTTTTGCGCGCCGATATAAATCAGGCTGCCGGAACTCCCAGCCGTGGTGAAGTTCCAGTTACCGCCCATGTAGACGGCGGTGTTCAGGTTCGCGTGCCAGACATCGCCGCCGCGCAGAATGATCGAATCGCCGGGGTTGATTGTAGTCGAGGCGCAAGTGTTGGAGCAGTTCGGCATTCCCGGCGCGTGCAGCCATGAGGTCGTGGTAGCCGTGCCAGCGTTCGTATCGGCTCCCGCGGCCGACACGTAATACGTTGCCGCCGATGCGGGGATGCTGAGAACCAGCAGCAGAGCAAGTTTGGAAGTCACTCTCACTGTAGCTGCTCCAACACAATCATAAGTTCGTAGTTTAACGAGGCTGCTCCGCTTGTAGCATACCCAGCCCCAGTAAAGGTAACTGGAGTACTTGAATTTGTAGCTATTACGGTGCAGCCCTGGCCAGCCACAGTGGCTGTGGTGTTTGTCGAATTAGTGGCGAACAACTGCTGGGTTCTGGCTATTCCGCCTGAGTCCGTATAGCCTATTGTCCCAGAAGGGGCTGTGCCGCTCACGGTCCCGACCTGGGTAACTGCCTCAAAGTAGCAGATGCGGTATGCCGAGTTAGCTATTGCGGGAGTAACGAGAGTGGCAGGAGAGCCTGAGTTGTAATTTGCGGTAAGACCTGTACCCAAAGCTCCAAAATACTCCGCAGGTACACCAGAGCCTGAGGTTCCGTTTCCCTTATAGGTTGCAATTCTTCCAGAGGAGTCTACTCCAATATTTGTTAAAGGTTTAATACCATGTGATCCATCAGCCACCATCAGGATGCCAGTCACTACACCAGGGTCAGATGAGGTGGCTATGCCAGCTTCTGCGCCAAACTCAGTGAGCGACGTGCCCCAAGCCGACCCAGTGGAAACTGGTACACCAGCGCCCGGATAAGACGCCCCGCCGCTACTGGCAATATTCAACCCTGTAGAGGAGCGAGTTAGAGTGATGTTAGTACCGGCGCTAATACCCTGTTCGGTCTTGTCAGCTACCCAGTTAGTGGAATTGCCCGGGTCCACATAGATGTTGGCGATCTGTCCCTGATAGACAGTAAGAGTAGCCGACCCGTTAATAGTCCAAGTGGCGGGTGTGACCGTCAGAGTTGTATTCGACCCCGTTGTATTGTTAACTAGCTTAGTGACGCACTTAGGAACAGCTAGTGTGGTAGCCGTAGGTAGTGATACGGCGACCGAAACTGACCCGTTGTACTCTTCTCGATTCGTGCAATCTGTGGATGCGATAGTGTCAGTCGAAGTAGTTCCTGTTATAGCTCTACCCGGCACACCTGAAACAGATGTAGTAGGAGCGGAACCTGGGGTAATGACGTAGTTCTGTGCTACTCCAGCTGGTGAAGAGGGTGGTGGGATAGCTACAAAGCCACCAGAGCCATTACCGTACTGTACCGAGTAGTTTGCTCCAATTGATGACCCGCCGCCAGCGCTTGGGCAGATGCCAAAATTCACATCCATCCCAGTGGTTCCAGCTGACCCTATAGTAGTACTTATCGTCCCTATAGTCTGACCGCTAGTAGGGCATGTTGCCCCGGCATCATGGAGTTGTCCAGCATTGGCGCTGATCTGAACATAATCATTGGCCGTGGCTGCGCCGTCGAAAGAAGCTATAGCGGTACCTGACCTGGCGATGATAGCTGGACCAGTGGTATTGCATCCAGACTGGCAGATACCAATCACATCGCTAGTGCTGGTAGTGAGAGCGTTTCTAACCGCCTGGGGACTAGCGCCGTTCCAGACTACGGCGAAATTGGTAATAGGGTGAGCGGAGGTGGTATCTACAGCAATGGATTGCTCTCCTGACGGCGTAACCACCGCGGCAGAGGCTGTGATAGTTGAGGCGACTATATTAGCTGAGCCATTCCCTCTGGTACTGGAATCGAAACTGATAGTAGGGGTGCTGAAGCTGATACCCGCAATTTGACTACCTGTAGGAAGTGCTGTAGCACTCCACGAATAACTTGAACCATTCCCAACTCGTGGACCAGTTGAAGGCTCACAAAGTGAGTCGTCCAGAATGCCGGGACCAATACATGGAATAAGACCAGAGAACCATAACCCCCCGCCGCTTGGCCCGATTACAGAAGGTGCAATTTCAGTCCCGGCTACTACAGTTATTGGGACTTGGTGGGTGATTACCCCACACTGTTCATACTCCCCGTAAGTGTATCGAGCCACTCCTTCACATGTTGGGGTTGATAAGATACTAACAGGGGGATTAAATCGGTCATCTAGAATGATCGGCCGGCCACTGCTGTTGGTTTGCTGGTTAATGTTATTTAGGAAAAGCTGCTGGTCTAAATCGGCGGCAATATGCACTGTACAGGGACTTCCGCTTGCAGCGTACTCGTTCGCGGCCTGAACCCCCGACACAAGACCGCCATAAGTCAGACCGCTGCCGTCACCGATGTGTACACAAGAAGAACCTAGGGGTCCTGAGGAACAAGTCCCGTAAAGTCCTTGGCATTGTTTTCCTAGCAAAGTCATGCTGGTTACGCCAGCGATATAGTAATCATCCGCGAATGATGGGTGGGTGTTGAGGTTATTCCCGGCCTCGCCCCACCCGCCGCTTACGATTACAGGTCCCGTTACGGCGTTCGCCCCTACCGCCCACTGTAAGTTCGTTCCTCCGAGAGCAATAGCAGTTACTACCCCTGCTGTAACTATTGGGGTACAGGTCAATCCAGCCACGCGATTTGACATTGGGGAATAGAAGGCGCACTGTGTTCCTCCACCACCAGCTGCTGCGTAGCCGGAACCGCCGTAGCTTACCGTAGGTGTGCCCACCGCTCCGCCGGTTGCTACGGTGGCATAGGCTCTTGCCCCGCTTCCAGCCCCCGATGCGTCCCAGATGTAGATTTCTAGGCCATAACCGATATAAACCAGGCCATAAGCAGTGCCAGTCTGTACTCCTACATAGGCACTATTTTGGGCACTCTGAATAGAATGGATATATGTGTTCCCAGGGCCTGACTGCGTTGGCGTAGTAAGAGACCCACTTGGGGTGCAGGTAACTACCCCACTAACAAGTGCCTGCGTCCCAGCACAGCCATTATTGGACATACGGTCAAATACAGCCTGTGCTGTGGCTCCCGCCCAAGCGAAAGTAACAGTAGAGCTAGTGGTGCCTGAGTAAGTGCCAACTAGAGTGAGACTCGAAGTGGTAGCTGACCCTACGACTGCCGGGACGTTATTGAGATAAATCAGATTACCAACCAGCAACTTGGGGTAAGGAAAAGTCCCAGCAACTGCTGAAGAACCTCCGGTGACCTGAGTAACCACAATGCCATTACCAAGTCCCTGACTATTGAATATCACGTCATCCAGCTCAGTGTGTTCCTCCTCAGAAGCCGTAAATATCCCGAAGTTAGCAAGTCCGTTCCCGTTCAATGTAACGTGGCTGAGTTGAAAGCCGAAACTGTTCTGAGTCCAGTCAAGTGAGTTAGTCCCAGTAGTCATCGCGCCAGGGTAAATTTGTGCGACTACAGTAGTACCAGAGTTGTTAAATCCGCCGAGGGTTGTATACCAATTCCATGGCCCATGCCCAAAAGTAGCCCCTAAGAAGCCACTAGCAGTCCAGTTAATGACTGCCCCATTAGTACCTGGGAAATTCGTCGGGCAGCCATCGGAGACAGTGCCTGCTCGAATCACAGTCCCGGTAGTTGGGTTCGCTGCTTGTGATATCCCTACTCCTTGAATTAAGCCTGGAAGATGAGGAGTAACCCACGGTACGCACTGGATGTAGATTGCCGCGCCGAGTAGAAGGTCAACACTCTTGTTGCAGTTATCGTATGGATTGGTCAACATCAATACGCTACTGCCTGTTGGGTATCCTCTGGCGTCTAGCACAGGAACAGTGCCAGGCCCCGAGTAGGTAGCTAGACATGCCGTATTTATCTTCCCGTCTAAACCTGTGCCAGCGATAGAAGAATTAGGCCCAACGTCAATTGGCTGGGATTCAACCACGAGAGAAGGAGAAGCGGTGCTGCCGTCATAAACTGGGCCATTGCCGTGAGTTACTGGAAGCTGGATAGCACCAAGTCGCGCTGGGTTTAGTGTGCCGCTGGAGATGTTGGACGCATTGAGGGCATTGATAGTTGCTGATGGCGCGAATGCCACACCTCCAGTTCCTGTAACTGTTAATGTGGCAGAGCCAGCGGAGTTCGTCACATCGCCACTAAAAGCTGGTATAGCCCCTACAGGTAATAGACTCTGTATACTTAAAAACCCAATGGTGTCGTACATGAGACCAGTGGTGTTAAGCGGAGGCACGGTAGAGCCATTGATCTTAACCACAGAAGTGACGGCTGAACCGATTGTACTGGTTACGTCACCAGTCAGCGCTGGTAGATTAGCGGCGGGTAAGATATTGAGACCTTGAAGAGTGGTTGCCCCAGTCCATATACCTACTTGACCATTCGATGGGGTGTTGACATTGCTGACATTGCCCCCACCAGGCGGTGTAGTGCAGAGGGCATTTCCAAACACATCGTTACCAGTTGAGAATTGATTCGATGGACACGGGTTAGGGAGAGTAGCAAAAGCGGTGGTTGTTCCAGAATTACCGCTGATACTTCCATTGGCCAGGCCGCTGAACACTGGGGTGACTATGGTTGGGCTGATATTGGTCACCACCAGTGGGCCGCTGCCCGTCGAGCCTACTCCTTGAATATTGTTGGGACCGGTCCATTGAGCAAATTGGCCGCTGGTGGCCGGCGTACTGCCAGTACTTACATTCCCACCGCCGCCCGCTCCACCGGATACACAATTGGGCTGACCAGTCGATAGATAGCCATCCACTACTTGTTGAGACCCGCCAACTATCGGACACAGCCCGCTGAAGATACCCCCAAGAGTAGCTAGCGATGGAAATGGCAAAGCTACAATGGGAATCCCGGCTATATTCGGCACGAAATGATCGAAGTCACAGGTCCCTGAAGAACACCATGAGTTGTTCGCGGCCGTTTGAGCGCAGGTATATCCTGCTACGGATTCTCCACCAAGAACAACTTGACCGTTGCTATTCTTCACAGTCACGGAAAAGCACACATTCAATGGGTTAGTGAGAGCGGAGTTGGCTAACAGACAACCAATTTGAATGACCCCGTTAGATATAGAACATACGGTAGGGGAACGCAATACTGGGCCACCGCCGCCTGCTTGGAAACTGATAGGCTGATTAGCTGAATTTACAGCCTGAAAACTGATGGTTCCCGACGGGAGCAGATGATTACCGTTGCCGCTGTAAATTGAAGACGCCGTAACGGTTACAAAGTTCAGCGGGAATGGACAGAAGCAACAACCAGAGAAGTTTTTTCATTTTAGTTACCGATTGCGAACCAGAAGAATGTCTGCCCAGAACTCCCGCCAAACTCATATATGAAGTTAGTGAGGGACGTTGAGATGAGATAGTAAGCCGCCGGCGAAGACGCAGTAGGCATCATAATCACTACAGGCGGGTTATTCAGGAACGCTATTCCGTCACTAGCCGTGAAAGTAATGGTCTGAGGGGTGTTAGCGGTACCGCTACCCGTGGTACCCCACTGAAGAATTAACCCTTGTATAGCCGAACTGAATTTAACGTAACCTCTCGGGGTGGGAGAGAATGAGTAAGCAGAAAGCAGCGAGGCCAGTATGGTTGTCAGGTCAAAATTTGTTATAACATTCGCCAGCACTGTGGCCATGGCTGTCACCGCCGCATTCGAGCTGGCATCCGCCTGGAATGGGCTAGTCCCATCTACCATGCTGTAGTTCTTATTCGCCATCATTACGGCGAAAGCCCGCATGAAGGTCGAAAACTGATAGAGGGTCTTATTAGCTGATTGCGGCGGCCAAGGACCGCTTACCGCCCCGCCAGTTCGTAAAGTATCGGTCTGGTAAGTAGCATCATTTTCTATATTTGCCGCTCCAGGGTTAAATTGCGAGAGATCGGTACTTCCGCTCATGCCCAGTTTCCTCCGGGGTATGTTCCGCTGCCAGTACCCCAACCTGCCACGAATGTTGGATTCAAACTGCCCCAGCCAAATATGGGAAACGTAGCGAATTCGTAGATAAATTCCACTGTTTCGGCCTCTGGAACAATCAAATGGTTGAGAATCATCTGCTGCTGCAAGATAGTAAACTCTCCTACTAAAAACACGGTGGCAGTCATGTTCTGATTATCCGTAATGTAGATTTGCCAGCCGGGAAATATAGACTGCCAATCCTGCCACAACGTAGAATTGGAACCTTGGTACTGGCCATTGAATTGATTCTGAATGACCTTCGCTTGCAATAACACAAGGTAGTCAGCATCTCCCAAAGTAGAGCTAGGTGCTGGCGTAGTCACACTAACGCCAGATAAGTGGGTATGATTAAATACTGCAGTAAAAGATACTCCTTGTACAATTGCCGTCGGGATAACTCCCTCTGGGCTTGCCCCTCCGATATTCTGTGGCACATTGATCTGCATGTAGGTTGTGTTGTTGGTAGTTACAGTCTGTAGACCAGTAGCAGACACAGCCTCAGTGGTTAGCGCATTCACACCGACCGGGTTAAACGGCAACTGCCGGCTTACACCTAAAATGACACCTAGCGTATCAAGTTGAGGTCCTATAGCTGGGTCGCTCGTAGCTAGACTAAATGCTGCATTCATACCTGAGGTGCACATGGCTACATCAATAAAGGGCTGCATCAGTGCAGTAGCAAGGGCTTTGAGATTCGGCGAATTCTGGTATTCGCTGGTAAATAAACTTAGATAAGCCGGGATAGCAGAACTAAGCAGAGTCGGCTCAATCACGTCAAACTCCCCAATACCCCCACTTACTCCAGCCATGAATAGTTGTATCTGACCATAGGCCGCGCCGACCGGAACCGTACCTTGAGCCGACACTACCTCCCAGCTAGTTGCCGAAGTAGAAGCGGACGGAAGTGATCCTACTGCCGGTAACACAAAACCGCCAGCGGCAGTAAACCAAGTCAACTGCACGTATGCCGGATCGCCAAAAATAGACTTAATCGCCGCAGAGATGCTCCATACCTGACCTGCAATGACTGGAAATGTCGCTATGCTGGAAGCTCCCTGAAACTGCGCGGACGCCGTTAGAATCAGGCTGTTCGAGCCCTCGTAGGGCGTCGTAGTGTCGTAGCTCAGTACGGCGGCGGCGAGATTCATACCCCCAGCCTGCCACCCAGTAGGCGGAAGAGTCCCGGGTGAGGCCTCAAAGTCATAGTTGACTATCGAGAGAGGCTGAGGAACGTAGAGAGTAGAAGGAGAAGTGCTCATACGGAGTTTACTATGATATTTCCAATGACGCCGGAAGCCACCTCGTAAAACGGAATAGTTATGTCGGTACTCGAAGAAGGGGAAGGTGTAATTGCAAAATAAAATGGCGATCTGATAGATACAACGGGTACCAGCGGGTTTGGATTTACTGCTGTCGATGCCGCTTGTACCATCTCGCCGAAGCTCACAGTCTCACCGATCTGAAGACCATTTAGATAATTAACCACACCAGTTTGAATGGCGAGAATCTGTCCGGCACTCAGAGTTCCGCCAGCAGTCGGGTGGGCATTTATAATGACGAAGATAGGTACTGAAGTCGGGGGCTGTATAAAACTGATCGGGGTAACTATGCCGCTGTTTGGGTCAGTGATATTCACAGTCTGAGTCCCAGACACAGGCGAACCGCTCACATTCCCATTTGTGAGTGCGCCTATACCGCGATTGTTGTATATGGCTAGAGCTACGGCAGCCGCAGTACCACCTTGAACTACTACAGTAATCGAATGTGCCGGATTCCCCCAGCTATCAGTTGACCCAGTAGGATTATTTATACTCGGAGTTCCACTCCCACCCAACACTGGGCTGTTATTAATTCGAGTAACTCCAGGTACAGCTAGTACCGCTGCAATAGTGCCAGCTAATAAAGTCTCCGAGGGCAGCTCAGTACTTACCTGCTGTCGGCCCCGAAGAGCTGAGTCTGTCTCGGCAGAAGTTCCCACTGATGGCACATTGCTGCCGTTAGTCACACTATCCCAACCAAACTGTGGAGTAACAATCACTGTCAGTTGATTGGCTAGGGCATTTATTGAACCGATTACTTGAGCCGTAGCTATGACTGTGACGGTCCCTCCCAAACCGATAGTTACAGAAGCGGGCAAAGCCCACAAATCCCCAGTCACTGAGTTGGAAAGTAGGCCGTTAGAAATTACTGCGCCCGCTGTACCAGTTAGAGTAACAAGGCAGGTAGAGTAACTCGGAGACATTCTCTGTAGGCCATTGAGCAGTACGAGAAGACTTAGACCAGCACCTATGGCTGTAGCTGGTGACATATTACTGTAGGTTTGCTGGAGGCAGTTATTCGCATCACTTGCGGCTAAAGCAAGAATGCTGAGAAGTTGATAGACCGGGGACGAATTACCCAGATTGAAATTTTGACCATAGATAGCAAGGAAAGAGGAGATGTAGAAAGACAAGATGGACTGATAGCTCGGCGTAGTAAGGCCGGCTGAGCCAATTGACGGAGGAGCGTAGCTTCCCATTATTGCAAATCTCCGGGAATAGGTACGTTGCTAAGAGGTACTACTCCAAATTGAGTTTGTACCTGAGCGGAATAGGAGAACTGTCTAGTCTGCTGATTAAATGAGATAGCCACGGCACTCAAACTTATCACAAAGGGTGTTCCTAGAATTCTCTGACTGATAAGAGTTTCCATCTGTTGCTGTGAGGAGATACTGGCACCTTGACCGAGTATTGATTGCCACAGAGGTAACCCATCAGCCGTAGAAGCCCACCACTCACCTTGAAACATGAGAAGCCGCTCATAGATGATCTGGGTCACTGCGGCTAGATCATAGATAGGAGCATCCCATTGCACTTCGCCATTTACTACATTCAGCACGGTGATGGACGGAGAAGTACTCATCCGAACGCTCCCCCGGTTACTCCGCTACCGTTCTGCACTCCGCCATGTATATGAGTGGTTAGACTGACTCCCCCACCGGCGTTGAAGTCTGGTGCATTCACATCACCTGTGGCAGTAATAGTACCGTCCACAGTTACGTCATTGTCGAATATCACGGCGTCATCAAAAGTAACTGGTCCGTTAAATACGATAGAGGCAGCCTTGAGAGTCGCTACTCCGGGCACTAGGGTAATCTTAGTAGTGCCACTATCTGGAGTAGCTACGATAGAACCATCACTCACAGTTACAGAGGTTGTTCCATCGTCGGATCGAATCTGTAGACCCGTCGTAGAATAGGCGCTGAGGTTGCGCGGCTTAGACCAGCCGGCAGGTAAGAACCACCCATCCGACAAGTCGTGCCTTCGTCGCTCTTCCTGGTTATTCTGAGTTCCGCCACTTTTCTTCCAAGCGTTAATGCAGAAATCATTGAAGATTACCCAGCCTTCGTCTCCCGCTTGTAACGGTAGAGTAATAGCAAAACCGCCGCCTCTAAACATCCCAACTTGAAGTTGAGGTAGCTGAGGCAGACTTGTAGGAGTAGGGATCAAATTGAGTTTAATGGCTTCTTGTATGGCAGGTTGCACCGTTACCAACTGGTTAACAGCATCAAAGCTAACTACCACAGCCGGAAGGCACACTCGCAAAGCGCAACGAAGTTGCCACAACATCTCATCCCAAGCCGCTTGCTCTATGCCGAGCAGAGTGGAAAGATTGAGAAAATTGGGTTGTGGTTGTGGCATTATCTGTCCAACAAGGGAGGTGTTGATCCCAAGAAATTAGCCAGAGCCGCCAAGTATCCCTGACCTAGCCAGCCAGATACATCGGTATACCACTCAGTCCCGCGAGTATCGCCGATATGGCGAACACCTATTACCCCATAAGTCCCATTCTGAGCCAAAATACCTATTGAAGTAATATCACCAATCTGCCTCTGAAGTTGCTGGATAACAACATTATTTATGGCAATTGCCATGGCTGGATTACTTACCGACACATTGGGATTCAACAATAGCCGGCAATTTACTCCGAATTGCGTCTGCACGGGAGTGCCTATAATGGAAGAAATGCTATTGCCAACAGGTGGGGTATTAGCCGGAGTAAAGGTATACTTCGCCGTCTGTGGAAAATCTTTAACTAAATCGCCGACATTGAATCCTTTACCATCCAACCACCACTGCATATTGTAGCTTCGCACCATCTCCGTAAAGTGTTTTCCTGGATTACCGAATGCTACTTTGGGATAAGAGAGAGCCGGTTTACCAGAGAGGGAATTTGTTATATGGCCTGTGGGGATCGTATGAAAACACTGCTTAGCCATCTGCTGAGCCATTATTGACGGATCAAGCCCCGCATCATAGACTTGGTTAATAAAGTTTCTGGCATCTTCATTAAGTCCCACGACACAACGAAGAGTTACCACAAAGTCAACCTGATTCTCCCGGCTAAATAGAGCCTGTAGTACTGTCCCGCCCCAGATTACTCCATACTGCCCTGGCTGCTGATAACCCGCTTGCAGGGTAACTTCCATTCCTTGCTGTATCGGAGGAGACTGAGTATTCGCATTTGGGCCACTGGACAGATTACCAGTGGTGGAGGTAACTGTTCCGCCTTGACTCAGAAGCCACTGTGAGGAATCTTCACTCAGATTATAGATACGGATATCGGCCTGCCAATACCACTGGTACCACTTGGTTCTCACATCGAAAGTGACTTTCAAGGGTTGAGGCAAATCCGATGAGCTTATGACCAACTTGTTCTGGTTCTGGGAAGAAGAGTTGGCTGGCCCTTGTACTGTGAGTTGCCACTTTCTTCCAAACAGAGGTAGAGATGTGGCACTCATGCCGCTACTGTGTCTCCCCATACCATAACGAAATCTGTTCCCAGATCGGAGCTATTTGGAAAATTCGGCGTAGCTACACTGCTGGCGTTGACGATATAAAGGCTTCCTACATTGAGATAACCAAACTGACCAAAGAGATTCGTCCCGGTTACAAGAGGCAGCGAATCAATCAGAAGGTTCTGATTGCTGTCCTGCAAAGTCATGTTCCAGTAGTTAGCTATCTCGTTGTACCGAAGAGTCACAAAGAATAGACTTGTGGTACCGTTGATGAGCACAGCTACCTGCCATGCCTGTCCGGGGCTACTATCGAGAGGGATAAGTTGCTGCACTATGGATCACCCGCTATCTCAGAAGATATGCTTGTCGGTACGGATGTCGGCGACTTCGTTCCCTCATTCGTAGTATTGGTGGTACTCGGCCTCGTACTTGTTGGCGTATTATTTACCTGAGCTGAAATGATCTGTTCAAAGTAGAGGCTAATTCTAGCAGAAGCCTTGGTGCGGTTATCTTCCACAGCCCTGACATCAGCAAGCCACATATTCGTATATGAGGTTAGACGAGTGCTCAGGGTAATTGGCACTCTAGCGGCTTGAATCTGTTTCAAGGTCTGGTAAGCCGCCACACTTCGACTTGTTGAGGAGCTGTACTGCCCAGACTGATAAGACTGCATAGAATCGGAGTAGCCGACTTCCAGAACTACGCGAGATGGGTTGAGATAGATGTGATCTACAATAGCCGGTCCAACCTGAACCGGATGTCTCGTTCCTATCGCCTCTTGAACATGCTCTGCCCTAAACATGGCATCGAAGAAGAAGGTAGTTGGCGATTGAGTACCCCCAGTATTCGTGGCGTTCTGATTGTTGCTACTGGCATTCGGCGAACTCGCGGGAAGAGTGCAAGTCAAAGAGTATACAGGAGCCTGTTGACCCCAGCTAGGGGGCCTGTAGGCACCTGTAGTAAGTAGAAACGTCTCTAGTGCCGGTATTGCGGGGGAACTCAAGCGTAAGCCCCTTGGGCGCGTGCAAACATCTGCTGCGCCTTACTTGTTTCGTGCTCATTGATGCCGTCTTTTACGGCACGCTGAATTTCTTCCTTTGTGGCGTTGGGTTGATTGATATGGATAGTTACCCCGCCCATATTACTGTGATAAGCCTGTGGTTGGACTGTGGCACTACTGCCGCTGAACTTATTCACTCTGTCCTGCCACTGTTTGTAATACTCATCGGGCGTAGGTTCGCCTGGGCCAGCTTTACCCCAGCCGTAATAGTCTTTACCAGCCTTGTAGTAGTCCCCTTTTCTTCTATCCAGATTACCGAAGAAAATACCTGCTGCTACATCTAACTGAGTATCTGGGTCTCCACCATTTCTACCTGCTGGCCAGTTGTTTGGCATAACTTGTCCAAGGCCGAAAGCATGTGTGCGAGGATTCTGGGCATTGATGTTCCACTTTCCGCCGGTTTCTTGGTCAATAAGAGCCTGAAACTCTGATACGCCTTTGGCATCAGCTCCATGTTGTTTAGCCCAGTAAGCGGCTTTTCCGATGAGTTCATCCTTTGAAGTTCCTAACCCAAAGGCATCTCCCCAGATACTCATATTCTCGCTGAAAGACTTATCTTTGTCCCAAATCTTCCCTAGCTTATTATCACTACCAACAAACTGCTTCAAGAGACCAGTATCATCGGCTACTTTGGTAGTGACGTTTACTACCCAATTGATATTCTTATCCGAGAATATGGAAGCCGCCCATCTTCCCATCTTCTCGAATGCAGGCACTAAAACATTGGAAATTTTGTCACTGATGCGAACAAACCCAGACGGAGACTCGAACCAGTCCACGAATTGCTTCATCCGAACTTCCAGAGATTCGGTTCCACCGAACATCTTGTTAATGATGTCCTCAGTCAGTCTCATCCCGAAAATCTTTATTGCTGGTTCTAGTCTAGTGAACTGGAACTCAATGTCTCGAATGCGACGGAAGGCAGTTTCTCCCTGATCTCCACCGAGCATACCCAGCATTCTGGTTTCATCCTGAATGAGGATATGGTACCTCTCCTGAAGTTCCTTGGGGCCAAAGATGATCTCTGGCAATGTATATCCCAGGGCCTTCGTAGCGAAGTCCATCTTACGCACGGCATCTGTAGTCATAAACATGCGGCGCGCTAGAAGCTGATACTGCAAATCCTGATTAGCCACAGAAGTTGCCATCGCTGCGGTTCCAGCTACTACTGCGGCAGCTGCGGCAGCGAATGTCCCACCAACAAGAGTGAAGTCCTTAACTGCACCTTTAGCGAATCTCTCCGCCATTACGGAAGATCGCTTTAGGGCGTCTTCAAACTTTCGGGAAGATACCTCATCGACCTTGTACCCAAGCCCTACAAGATAGGAACGGATAGTCTGATAATCAGGCATCTTCTAAGCTCTTCCTAGCTCTTTCTCCGTTCTCGTATTTCGCATCAAGGAGTTCATGTGCCTCAATCAGATGGTAAAAAGTAAGTTCATCCACATCTCTGTGTTTCCAGATACCAGCAATTACTGGTCGGAGGAGGTACCCGTCGATCCAGGTGCTGACTGGCTCCCACCCGGAAACACCAGAAGTAATTTCTCCAGAGCACCTGGGGCGAAAAAACAATGTAAGTTAAAGGACAGAGAAGCCAGAAGAATAACTGTAGAATCTACGATGTCTGGTGGCGGAGTAACTGCCCATCGACTCAGATTGTTCGCCATGAGTAGAGGCATAGGCACCTCAACCTGACCCGTCTTATTCTCGTAGCGACGGACTACGCTCAGAGCTTTTACCCTGACTTTCTCATAGTCTTCCTCGCTGAAACTGCGAAGAGACACAGCCAGCATCCCGGCCAGCTCCTGCTCTGTTAGTTGTTTTCCAGGTTCCTGTGGCTCTAATGCAAGAGCCAAACCTCTGGTAAGAAACTGGCCTACTAACCAACTACCGTCACGCGCATTGAACCGCGTGATCTGATAACGATACTCTCCAATTTGTACGTCTCGGGTGGCTTCCAAGAAGTACTCCTCTCTTAAAGCAGGGTGATGTTAACGACATTTGCCGCTGGAAGAGTCCAAGTAATCTTCTGTCCTTGCGCGGCGTAAGGCTTATCTGGGATTTTCGAGAAACTAACTCCCGTGAGAATGTGTTGGCTTAGGTCCACAGTATTCAGCAGACTCAAAGCGCTGGCAGCCCAGTTGGTAGCATTGCCGCTATCAGCCTGAGATTTCAGGATATTGTACAGTCCCAGTAATGCGGCATGAAGTTGACTGGTCTGTTGCATTTGAATGGTGACTTGTCCGTTATCGCCAGCAAGATAACTCACCATCACAGTCCCGTCGGCAGCTACGTCCTGAGCCGTACGTTCCGTGTGCATGGAGACGATGATCTCTCCCATGCCGATCTCGCCGGCGAATACAATAGGGGAGCCTAGGAGAACCGGGTTTGTCATCGACCCGGATAAGTCTTTGAAGCTGTAGGTAGCCGATTGCGAGGACATGTGTTCTCCTTATAAATTTACCAGCACGCTGACCACTACCGATTGCACGGCGCCAGCTTCATTGATTACGGTATAGATCGGGATTGCCTGTCTTGAAGACTTTAGAGAAGGCGCGGCCTGTGCCCATGGGTAGGCAGCTTGGCTCACGTATCCCGCTGGCATCGGGTCTCCGGGATCGAGATTTACCACAGGTAGAATTCCTTCGTAAGTACCTGGGGCTAGATACCCAGTACCAACGGCAGCTTGGCAAGCCTCGTTCACAGCATGAATCAGTTGAATCTCTCCAGGGTCAGTCTGAGGCACAACGGGAACGCTCACCAGAAGATTCATAATGGAGTACTGAATCGAGAGGGTCAGAATGGCTCGATTCAGAATCTGGTCAATGTAGACGCCGCTGGGAGTGATGCCGGACTGCACCAGTTCATACTGATCCACATAACCAACGTAGACATTGCAATTCTTTCCGTTGACAATGTTTACCTGCGCCTGAGTCAGAGGCTCCGGAGTGATTCCAACAAGAACTTTGCCCCATTCTGTAAAGTAGCTGTTGGGCTGTCCCGTGTTTTGACCATTTACGCTTCCCATCAAGGCAGCTGCGGCGTAAGCATTTCCTGGAGCAGTGCCTCCTTGGGTAGTAGAGTAGATCAATGCCCCTTGAGTATACATTGCAGCTTTAAGAAGAGAAGCCACATCGGTGGTTTCGTTCAGAGGAACTCCTGCGTCGGAAGTTACTCCATAGTAGAAAGTGGGCACGGAAGAATTAACTCCCTGAGCATAGGCGAAGATCGCTTCATGGTCAGCCGCGGTAGCACTCCACACTAACCCGTCATACCACACTGGGCTGGCTGCTCGGCAGTTCGTAAATGCCACAAGAGGAGTCTCGCCAATGGCAGTAATGTCTACCTCAAGACCAGTGCCGACGCTAGGCGCTTGTGCCGTAGCAACCAAGCCGTTAGCCACAGTGTAACCAGTACCATCTTGTAGAGTTACGGGGACAATACCTGTTACTACACCACCAGTAGTAATCGAAGTAACTTGCCCATACCCGAGGCTTCCACCAGCCTGGGTCACCAGAAAGATGTCTCCAACGGCGTATCCAGTCCCGGCGTTACCGCTGTGAGGATTCATCGTTTTCAAAGAACTGGAATTCTGAAGGCCTATCCACACATATTGTGGTACCGGGGATTGACTGAAGTGCGCCTGCGCCAGTAGGTACTCTGGGTCTGTGATCTGGAAACCGTAAGTCAGCATGGCAGCCAAGCCGCTAAACTGAGCTACACGATTGGCATAAGTGATTCTTGGGCTGGGGCCGATGATGATTCCCTGATTCAAAGCTGGGGGTGTTCCGAGAGCGGGACCAGCCAGAACGGTTACATTTGCAATAGGAGTTAGAGGCAGTGCTGGACTGGACATTTAGCTCTCCTGAATCGGTATGGTAGCTACTGGTTGCCCCAGACTGGTTTCTACGATGACGCTAACAATTTCCACTGGCTGCGTCTCGTAGGTTTCGGTAACTTCTTCATTGAATCTTGCGGAGAAGTCTACTCGTTCCCACCACTGACCGTTCTCTTGCTCTGGTACTCTCTGCGGGGCCGACGGGTCAGTTACTAGGTAGAGCTGAGAAGCCGCGAACTGGTCATGTATGTCTTGGTCAAAAAGTCGGGTACGAATCTTACGGCAATTGTCGAAACTGTTAGGACCGTAGACATACCACGATGCTTCCCACACCCGAGTGTAGTTGGTGATTTTGGTATATACGTCATCCGTAACCTCGTAACTCACATCTCGGATGCGGTTGTATTCGTCATCTACTTCTACGGCTCGAATGAATGCCACATCCTCTTCTATGTCGGGTCGAGGCTGACCTCTCTGCTGCCAAGCTATTCGAGCACCGTAGTAGTTGGTTGGTGGCTGAGGATTATTCGGGTTAGGGTCAGGTGTGAGAGTAAGTCCCATCGCCAGAGTAATCGCCTGAATCACGGCATTCATCTGCTGCGGAACTAAGGGAGCCGTTGCCACTTAATTTCCCTTCATCCGAGTAGCTACGGCGCAGTAATAACCGCCGCGATTCTCGTATTCGCCTACTACCATGACCCGATACTTTACCCCACACCAGATGAGGATGTCTGAGGTAATACTGTTATCTTCGCTGGTCACATACATCGGGCATTCAGCGATGAACATCCTTTCGGCATTTACTCGATCAGCCTCGGGAAGCATCTGCAAAGCCTTCTGGGTAGCCACAGTGACCACACCGAATGCCTGTATGGTTTGAGGTGTGGAAGTCTGCCAGCCATTCTGTTGAAAAGAGCCAGGTTGACGAAGAACGGTAAACGGCTCAGCGAGGTCTGGGTCATTCACCACGTCTTGTAGTTCAAATGCCACTATCGGTCTCTCTCGCTTTTTCCCTCGCCCCAACGAGCGTGCCCACCCATTCGAGCAATCTTTTCTTTCTCGGCGCCTGTTAGGATCTCAGCGCGAGCTGGGCCACCTTTTACTCCGCCCATGTGACCTCGCTCTTCCACACTAAGAGGTTCGCCATCTCTCACAAATCCCTTGCCTACTGAGTGATCGGGCTTAGGCGCTCCAACATTTCCTTCGGCAACTGAGCTGCCTACATAGGCGCCAGTCGATGCGGCTGCGGATACCGTACCCGCAAGACCGTCTTTGCTCTCTTTGGGCCATATCTTGCTCTCGGGAGAAACGAAAGTACCGTCTTGCACAGCCACATCGAAAGCTTTGGCTGAGATATGTTTACGGTGAAACTTACTGGCCATTTCGCCGAATTCTTCATCATCTCTTCCGAGAACGTTTCTCCCAAAGTGAGCGGCGGTAGTAGCAAGGCGTTGAGCAGTCTCCGGCACACTCGGTGAATTAGCTGCTTTAGCAGCCGCGCCTCCAAACACCGAGGCGTTCTTTTCATTGCTTCGACCTTCTGAGGGCAGACCTGTTTTTCCCTCGCCATCATCAGTAGCTTTCAGAGAGACGTGTTTCCGATGATACTTACTTGCCATGTCCTCGAAATTCATTGCCCCTCCGTAACTATGCCGATGATAGACTTTCTTAACTCCGCTGTATCAATAAGCGGACGATCAGAACCTTTTCGCGCAATCGTACTAGCGGCGTTCGGTGCCCAGTGATTCTTGGGATTGGTGAACCACGCCCTTACCAGACCCTCAGCAAGCAGAGATGTACGCTTTAAGTACTTCGTAACGTCTTCAGACTTGCCCGATAGGCTAGCCTGGGCTGCTAATTTCAGCTCCGAAGTTATCAATTCGAGATTATCTCTGTCTGTGATGGCGGCTTCGATAATCGGTCGAGGAGGAATCCCTTTCAAAGGGCTGCCATGAGTATGGATGTACACTAACTGAGCATTGTTGATGGCGTTGAATGCGGCAACAGTAAGTATCCGCTGCTTGCGTTTCCCAGCAGACTTAGCAGCCAGACCAACCAAGTCTTTCAAACGCTCTTGCGCCGTAGTGGCGGGAACTCCAACGTACACCATCTTCTTCTGAAGAGAGGCGAGGCTCTTCTTCAGATCGGACTCGACGCCTACAATGGTCGTAACTTTGATTTCGGGTCTCATACTACCAAATGTACATCGGGCCTATTCCCACAGCTTTTGCCGCGGTAGCCAGTTGTATCCCGTATTCTGTGCTGGTCCAAGCTGCCCAATCATCTAAGCCGCGAGGAACCTCGATTGTAGCTGCCACATTTCCCGCGCTCTTTGTTACCATGATTCCGCGAGTAATTCCGCTGGCTGCGATCTGACCCGCAGTAGTACCGACATTTCCCTCACTTCGCAGATAAAGCGTAACGAAGTGAGCTACAAACCAAGCCATAGCGATGGGCCAATACTCAAACCATCGAGCGGATTGCAAGCAGGCTGTGGCAAGGTTAATGTACATCTGAAGTACTGCCGGGGGAATACACACGATGTTTGGAGAACTGATCTGGATAATATCCACAGAGGCGCCACTGCCGCTGCCTCCTTGTGTCTGAGAACCGATATACGGGTTAATAGTCAGGATATTGACTAACAGGCCTGCGCCATTGCCGCCAGAGCAAGGAATGTCACCACCTATCACATATCCCGTACCGCCCTCTACCAGAGTAAGACTAAGCACGGAGCCATTGATGTCAACCGAGCTAACTTGGGCGACCCCACCCCCTCCGCCTGGTTGATTGACGGCCGCAAGATCGTTCAGGAGATAGCCTAAACCACCCTGCCCAGGAGTGACGATCAGACTCCCAATAGCATTGACTTGCGGGGTAACTTGATACCCAGTCCCTGGCGTTCCTATCGTGTAAGCGGTTGGCACACCGCCGGCACCTACCGATGCCACAACAACTACACCACCTGAGGCATCTAGGCCGATTACTGTGAGCTGGTCGTTTACAATATAGCCACTGCCTGGGAATACGGTATCGGGATTCACCTGAACCAGACTCTGCGGCTGTGTACCGAATTTCGGGTAGACGTTCAGGAAATCGGAAATCTGGTAAGGGGGGTTTCCCCCTACCACCAGATTGGCAGCCTGCAACGGGCTGAATGAGCGGTCGCACGGGAAGTTACAGTAACCCCCGGTATAGCCCCACCATTCAGCCAGCAGGTTGTAGATGCTGCCTTGTATCCCAGTGCTCACTACGCCGCCGTCTCCTTCTCTTTCTCGGCTTCGGCTTCGTGAATGGCAGCCAGAATATCTTCCTTCTTCAAGGCAGCGCCAAGTTCCAAGTCGTGGTTCTCGGCGGCGTAGTCGATCAGCTGTTGTTTGTTCATGGCGGCTAGCTTCTCGTGGAGAGCAGCCTTTTCTTTTGCAGCTTCGGCTTCTTCGTCTTTTGTCTTCTGGTCGTTTACTTGCTGTTGCCCCTGACTCTGGAGATTGACTCCCTTTGCTGGGGCGCCGGGGTTAACGACAATCTCCATAAGATCGCCGTCCGCCACAGACCAGTCGAAGATCGGGTCAGTCTTCACCCAGTCCGGGACTCGGGTCACAACGTTTGGAGGAACTCGACAGAAAGCTTCTTCCAACTTTGTGGTGTTGATTTGATTGGGTTGGCCCAGAGTGGCTTTCTTATTTATCAGAGCCTTGTCTGGATTACGAAACTGTAGGGCTTTTTTCGATAGAACCTGAATCATAATGTCACCTCTCACGATGGATTTGTAAAAGAGGGCAGTTAGCTAGGCTGCCCGCCGAGTTATATCCCGTCCTGATATAAAAAGGGCTGAAGGTAAAGGAACTCGGGAACGCCGATTTGACCCGCGTACAGGGTCAAATAAGCGCCTCCTCCTTCACTGATGTTAGGAGTGGTCATCACGCGCTGAATCGGCACGGTGACATTGAGACGGACGCGGTCGATGTCCGAGACGTAGCAGACCATGCGGTCTGTTCCGCCGGAACCGGCAGCAGAGCACCAGCGCGAGGGGAAAATCTTGAGGTCGATCCCCTGAGTCTTGCCGATGTTATTCTCCAGCAAGTAAGTCAGGACACTAACATCTCCCGCGGCGCTGTTGATCTGACAGAGCAGGGCATACTGATTCGGAGGAATCAGAAAGTGACAGGCCATGCCCGTTACATCGTAGTTGCTGGCTGTCCATGTGGTAGCCATTGCGGTGTTAACGTCGAGCAGAATCTCGGTTGGCGTCTTGATTGACCACCCAGTGAAGCCACCCGCTCCCTTAGCGACAGAGCCAGCGGTGACCGCTGTGTTATTCACCAAACCAGGCAAGCCACCCCATCCCTGATAGGTAACCAGGTCGAGAGACTTATTCCAGTTCAGCTTGATACCTTTGTCCAGCAAATCATCGAGAGATCGACCGGCGCCTTGCAACTTCTGCATGTCGATGAAATTTACCTTCAGGATATTCTGCCAGGCGTATACCGGGTAGATGTCCTTCTCGATATCCGTCTGGACAATCGGGATCGTTGTGGTTTGCCCGCCGGTCAGGCCGTATTGATTAGGCCCGCTGATGGCGTAGTTAGCCGAGAAGAAGCTGGTGAAGTCAACCCAACCCCCGCCGGACTTTACCACGATGTCACGCATCCAAGTTACAGAGGTAAGGGGTTCGCGGACCTTGGGGTCACGCTTCTCTAACTCCGCTTCCAAGAAGGCTAAGCCGCCTGAGATAGCCGCGGCGTCCATTCCCATGATGCCTGTCAGGGCTGACAAATTGCCCGAGCGGATTGCGCTATCCATGGCTTTTCGCCGGGATACGCCCGCCTGGAAATCACGAAAGAGGGCCGGATTACGTGCCTCCGTCGCTGCCGTACTGGGTGCAAGGTATTTCTCGAATCCTTCCAGCATTTTAGGTTATTTCCTCTCTTTCAGTTGATTTCCCGATTACGGGGTATTGCGGGAGAGAATACAAATCTCTGCCACGAGGTTGCCATTGGCATCGGTGCTTGTAATACCAGTGGTGAAGAAGCAGTTGGTGAGTTGAATGGAGTGACCGGCGTCAGCGGCAGGCTCGAATGCGCCCAGGACGGAACCGACGTTAGCCGAGTACCGAAGATAGACTGGACCGAATGCCTTGATGGTTGTGGGAGCAGGGTTCTGAATCTGTACCGTGACATTGCCCCACTCGATAATGTCCGCAATTTGACCTGCGGAATAACCGGCGAGAACTGCCACAGCTCCAGGCTGTGGAACGAAGGAGACCAGAGTCTTTACCTCACGGGCGAATACGCCCATGAAGCAGCCGGCGGTGGCCTGAGTCATTGTGGGGTTTACGCTATTAGCGATAGACTGTTGAGCCGAACTAACGTCGCCAGCGGCGTCATAGTTCATCACACAGGCATCACCGAAGTTAGGGAGCGTGGTATCCGTAGAACGCACAGGGTGATTGGCGATAATGCAAGCGCCATTACGCGAGTACTGACCCGGATACCCGACGTTCATCTGAACTCCAATTGTTTGGCCGGGCATTTCTTGTTATCCTCCTCTTTCTCTAATTTACTGCGCCGGGATCAGTTCCGGTTACTGTACTACTTCGTTGGCGTTCTTGCGGTGAAACTTTGCCGCCACTTTCTCAAAATCCGAACCAGCTTGCTCGCCGCCCCGATGGAAGCCGGAGTCAGTGCCAAGGTTGGCACGTTGTTCGGCTTCCTTTACTTTTTCGGGCTTGGCGAGCTGGGTGAAGTCGCTGTAATTTCCTTCCCCGTCGCCATCGCGCCCCTCTTTCAGTTGACGCATCGCGTTGTTGTAGGAGTCAATAGCTTCTCGGTCGCCAGACTTAGCGATCAGAGGCCTGATCTTGCGAAGATGCTCAAGAGCCGCATCGGCGCCAGGGATCGGGTTCTTTGGAATCTCATCTCCATGCAACTTGTGAATCGGGATCAGGTCGGCGTCTTCCGACTCCTTCTTGAACATGGAGCAACTCTTCTTGTGCTCCTCTCCCTCTTCGGCATCACAGGTGCACTTGTCTTCCGCTTTGGCGTCTTTGGCGATGACTCTTTCCAGGAGGTCGCAGACACGGTCAAGGCGAGCATCGGTAGCCGTCTTGGTGTCTTTAGCCTCTTCTTTCTTGTCTGGCTCCTTGGCGCCCTTGTCTTCCTTGTCGATTTTCTCGTCCTTCTCATCTTCCACTCGTAGTTTTTTCGTAAGCGCCTCCTCATCTTTCTTTTTATTACGTTCCACGGCTCCTGGGTCTTCGTCTACCGCAACCAGACGAAGGCCACCAGTCTTGAGAAATGTGGTAAATTCAGCCCACATCCCAGGCTTGTCGGCGGGTACAACTTTTGCTTCTTCTGCCATTGATTCTCCCTTCTCTGGTTCAGCATCCAGAACTCTTATATCCGACCCAGCCCTACCGGTCGGAACAATTGCGATATGATTCCCCATGATGTTCTTTTGAACAAACTTGGCTCTGGTATCGAACTCGTTGTCTACGCGGTCCAGATCGTATCTGTAACCAGCGGAAATTTCCACTCTGTGGCCGTCTTCGATAAGACCGCGAAGGGTAGCGTCCTTAATTACCAGATCAGCCAATAGAACGGAGGCACCAGTCTCTGGGTGGGAACCAGCTCTGAAGTTCTGGCCATGACCCTTTGAGTAGAGGGAGTCGTTATTAGCATCCAGAAATTGTGGCGGATGAGGACTTACAATTGACTTACCCTCAAAACTGACAATCGAAGCGTGCTTAAATACCTCGTCAGGAGAACGGTAAACATCCACAAGACCTGAAAGATTGAGGCTGCCGTCTATGTCTATCTCCGAAGCTTTGTAGGTCTGAGTTCCGGTTCGAGCCACGGGAACGCCGTAGCAGATCAAGTAGCCCTCCGGCGTATAGCCACGATGGGCGCTGATGCGGTCAGCTAGAAAGGCGTCTTGTGCTTCCAGAATCATCTCTTGGTTATATGCTTCCCGTGATACTTCGCCGCTTCATCGCCGAACTCCCCATTATCGACACCCGTGATATGAGGAGACGCATTGCTTTTCGGGTCAATCTGTTCCCCGCCGTAGATGCTCGGTGCTTCGGTTGGTGTCATCACATGATTTCCTGCGGCCCAGTTAAGTACGCCGTCAACACCAGAGACTCCCACGTCCTTAGCATTATGCAGTGAAGCCGCCACAGCTTGTTTCTGTGGGTGACCTGCCTTTACCATCTCCTCGATGTTCTTGGAGATTACTTCTTTCGAGGCTCCTTCTTTTAAGGGCATATTATTCAATCGTGCAGCCAGAGCCGACGTTGACAGTTCCCGCCGGCGAGGCCGTTCCAGAGAGCAGCGCTTGAATTGCAAATGTTCCCGAGGCCGTCGCCGACTGGATACTCCCTGAAACTGACCATGGTGTATTTGCCAGTGTAGTGATTGTTGTCGTTCCATCAGCCATGATTGTCTGAACTCCAGCCGACGAAGATGTGCCGCTATTTGTATGGTAAACTTGCGCCACTGTGGACGATGCCGTAAGTGTCCCGATTGCCGCCTGCGCCGTTTCATTCGTAGGAGCCTGAGAGGCGTTCATTTGCAGCGTAAGTGCAGGCGTAGTGCCAGCGGTGATCGAGTATGTTCCGAAGCACTGATAGAACCAAGTTAATGCGGTATTCGGAAATGTCCAAATGCAGATGACAGCAGTAGTTCCGCTCAGTGTTACCGCCGATGTGAGAGCACACGTGTTCTTGACTCCCTTCATCAGTGTATTCATGCCGAGGTACGGAGTTGTCCCAGGCGTGGTCATCTGGGGGGCGGAACCACCGATCTGAATCGTCGGCCCTTTAAGCGCAGCCGTCGCCGGAGTAGCTGACTGTGTAACCAACTGAAAGAACCCAGTTGATCCCAGTTTAGTATCGAGAACAAATCCGCCAGAAGCCGATGCAGTATTGGTGACGGTAATTGCCAGAGCCGCATCCGGGATGCCGGAAGTGTTCCACGTTGGAGCAATTAGCATAGTCGGGAGTGTCTGCGAACCCGTGAGAGAGTTCACTACTTCCAGAGGCGTTGCGGTTGAACCGGCAAGAGTGTCTACTTCTACCTGATAAGGCGTGCCAGTGGAGGTTGCCGCCGTATGCTCGCCAAGAGTAATGGCAACTTGTCCGGCCGTGGTTTGCGCCGAACTGATCACCAGCGGATTGTTACCATCCTGAATTTCAGTGATCGCCCCGGTCGGAGTCACCACTCCGTTGAGCGGGAGTCCGGTTGCGCTGGTGAGGGTGCCGGAGGAGGGAGTGCCGAGCGGACCGCCCGAGATGAGCGCCGTGCCGGAGGAAGCTGGTCCGGTGAGCGTAACGCCAGCCGGGATGGTGAGAGTACCGGTGGAGGAGGTGATCGTTAACCCGTTCACACTGGTGGGAGTGATTGCCCCCAGCGTGAGGGAGATCGCAGGCGTGACCGTAGGCGTGGCAACCGACCCCGACACCCCGTTAGCCGTAGTTACCGACACGCTGGTTACGGTGCCAGCCGGTAAGTTAGTCATATTCGCTGCACTCAAGGCCGGCGCATTTGATAGCGTCGGCGCTTGTCCCGCTGACCCGGTGCCGTGCGACACTAGCACCTGATCTGTGGCTGCTGTGTTGGCGGCTAGGAACAGGGAAGTATTGGCGGCAGATTGATATGGGAGCTGCCCAATGGTTCCGCCTGCCATGTTTGTAGCCGTGGTAGCGCTGGTAGCCGCAATCGTTCCCGATCCACTCACGAGAATGCTTGAACCAGTTGGCACCGTCAGACTTCCCGGTAGGATTATCGCGGGGTCAAGCGAGATTACAGGTGTCGTAGTCCCTGTCGCTACGTCCACCTGATTAGTTGTGCCAGAGACGTTAGTTACTGTACCAGTGCTAGTCCCACAGGTAGGGCAGGAAACAACACTCCCGGTTACTACAATAGGGGCCGTCCCAGTAATCGAGGTACCCGAGTGACTGTTCGCAGTGCTCAGTTTCCAGTTGATGGTCTCTTTCGGGTTAGTTCCGCCAGTCAGAGTTACAGCCACAACCACAAAGAGATCATATGGCGCTGTAGCTGTGATCGGGCGAATCGCCTCCGAAGTGGAACTATTGGTATCAATAGATGACCCGCAGGCACCCCCTCTCATGCAGGGATAAACTACAATACTGACTGCGGTAGGAGAGCCAGATGGGACTTCATCGAGAGCCATCCCATAGGCTCCATTGAGATTCGGCACAAAGACACAAGCCCCCGCTGCGCTCTGCGTAGGGTAGCAAGTAGAAAGTGTTCCACCGCTTGCCGTAAGAACCCCGGAGCCGTTCTGCACATTCGCAGCCTGACCGAAAGCCACCCCAGATAGGAGAAGCACTGCGGCCAGTATTAGTTTATTTCTCAAGACGGGATCACCTCACTCTCTGCCTTGCGGCTGCTCATCTAGTACGGCTGTTGAACGTAGGTAATGTAACCTTGAACCGATGGTGTGGTACCGCCAGTTACCAGACAAAGCTGCACACCCGCTGGAGTCCGGAAAGTCATACTCTCTGCCCCGATGCTTATAGCGGTCGTGGTAGTAGGGATAGACATAGCACCACTGAGAGACGCCGCGCCAGTATCACAGGCTGTACTTACAGTAGTTCCGTATTCAAACTGTACGGTCGGTGAAGTCCCCACCACTGAGAACTGATATTTGCAAACGGTGATATAGTCGCCGGTCACCGCCGATAGTAAATTTGTGGTAGTGGCCGTAGAGATTGCCACGGGAACAGAGAACTTAGTAACCGACGGGTTCTCGCACGGGTCACTGCCAGCCTGCGCCGTGATGAAGTAGTAGGTGCCATTGACTGCGGCGTGAACCTGAGGCGACACAAAGAACGACACCACCGCCATCAGAGCGAACAAACATACCACAAAACCTGTTGCTTGCAGAATCTTTTTCATGCTGCCTCCTGTTGGAATTGATTGAGTCTTCGGAACTGAGCTAAGATCATGCGTTGAATTCGGACACCATCGTATACTAGATGAGGCCAAGAAACCTGATCGAATCTTACCAAAGTCTCGGGGTAACAGCGGCAGTTGTAGATGTCTCCTGCGTTGTAGTGACCTTGAGACTTCAAACCTACAAGCATCTCTGGGGAGGGAGGAGTGTCGAATCGGAACAGAATATCTTCCATTCTTCGGTGACTCAGGCGTTCCCTCTGATCCAGAGAACCTCTCCAGATATACCACGGCAGATTCAACTCCTCACTTCTAGCGCGAGTCAGAGCAGTGCTGGATTTACTCACTTGAGTTCTGGCGATGAGAAGCGCCTGCGAGCGGGCGACACGGAGCAGCAAGCCATCGTAACTCGCAAGCTCGGCAGATCGCCCACCCGCCTGCTGCTGCGCCATGGCGCGAGTAGCCACCGACTCGGCCACGCTTTCCGGGAATGTGCTGATGAGGTGAGCCTGTTGCTGCACCAATTCCCTAACCCGTTGACCTACGGGACCCGACATTTCCTGTTGTAAGGCCCTATAGATAAGAGTACTTTTCCCCGATAGTTGTGCAGCCTCTCTCCAAGTTCGAGCACCGTGCCAGTAGAGATGTGTAATCATGCGAAGTGCGGCCTGCTTCGCATAGGCCCCTAAGAACTCGGTGCCGCTCAGAAGATGAGCCGCTACGCCGTGACGCTTCGACTCCTCGAAGAACTTCTTGAAAACCTGCCACAAGTCAGAGGCATATTCGCGCTCGACTCTCGGCCCAGGTTTCCAGTCTTGTGGCTTCATTTCTCTTCTAGGTCCTTCGCCTTATCTTTAATCGGCGAGTCTTTAGCAGGTAGCGGTTTCAACGGTGGTGTAACGAGAGGCTTAACAGCGACAACGGAAGCTACAATCATTGGCTGTTGAACGAAAGCCGGCGCTGGGAATGCCCTCGCTTTTGCAATCGCCGCACGACGGCGAGCGTACATGTGAGCTTTTCTCATAGATGCCATACCTCGAAGAACAAGTAATCCAGACCATAGATGGCCAATGCGCCGATGACGACACCACAAGCCACAGCAAGAGTGAACATAGCCCACTCTCTTATCATGCCGCCGCTCCTTTTGGCACAGGCACCTCTTCTACTCCCACACTGATGTTGTAGAGCCGGGTTTTCAAGTCGCATTCGGGGTTAACGCAATAAGTCCCGCCTTCACTATCTTGCATCAACCAACCACAACGGCACAGCATCATAACGTGAGCCGTAAAACCAATGCCGTGATGAAACTTAAACTCAGGCATCAGGCTACTTTCTTACCGATCTTGCGCGAGAATATCTTGCGCGTAAAGGCCGCAATAGACATCGCATCCATGCTGCCAAAGAAGTCAGGGGACGAGTAGTTATCCTTGAATGCCTGAGCAGCTTCCCACGCCGAGCTGAATCCCACCATGGCTTTGTCTTCGTCGTAGCGTCCCGTCTCTGGGTCGAGCGTATGAACCACATAGACTTTAGAGGCAAACTCATCTGGACCTAGAAACACATCTACTGCATCGCCGTCTACGCCGAGAGTGCCAACAACGTGACCGTACGGATGCTTCATTGTCACAGACCAGCCCTCGCCGCTACGAACGCTGCCGATTGGGTTCTCTATGGCGATCCCGATGCCTGCGAATATGATGGTATTCTGAATGTCTCCCGGCATATCGTCTTCGATGGCTGAGTCCTTAGCCTTCTTTTTCTCGGGTTTCTTCTCGGACTTTTCGTCCTTTTTTCCGGGCTTCTTGCCTACTTCTTCACCCCCACCCATGCCTCCCATCAGCATTTCATCGGCAACGGGAAGAACATCGTCAGAGGTCTTCTCTACATCCTCATCAGTCATGTTAGTCCCGAAGCCCGTTATACTGCTCTGCTGCTTTATCTCCTTAGCGCAAAATTTTGGACTAACGATACCGGAGTTATTCAAAGCCACTAGAGAGTCTACGTAGGACTTAGCTAGTTCCGCTCGATCACGGTCGCTGAGACTCCCAACTGGATTCCACTTCCAAGCGAGATCGTCGGGTACTTCACCCCAAGTACTCATGGCGATCACGGGAAAGAGCTTCGTTACTTGTGGATCCAACTCCCGATGTTGTTTCGCCGCGATGCTTTCGTAGTAGATGTGTTCTTCTCCCTCGTTGGTGGTTGATAGGCCACCTGGAGTCCTTCCAAACATACGACTGTAGGGGATTCCAGTAGCCCCGCAGATGTCCTCTCGAAATGCCTCATACACATCGGCAACACCACCAAACGAATACTGATGTTCATCGAGGCCTCCTTCTTCGGGAAGAACCATCATGCCCTGATTAGACATGAGCTGGGACTGAGCCTGTAGGGAAGCATAGAATCTCTGCTGTGCCGCGGGGCTGGAATTGACGCCGGAAAGCATACCAGCGAGGTCTTTACTCTTCAGAGCCACAATATTAGCCCTAAAGATGAGAGAGGCTATATTCCAGGAAGTATTGTCTCTCTTCTTTAACTCCTCGTACATCACCTCTACTTCGCTGATCCCCCAGTTCTGCTCGACCTGCTTTTCCCACACAGGCACATCTCGTCCGATAAATCGGATGATGCGGCTGGCATGAACCTCAAAATTCTTTCCCGTTGTGGTAATAACCCGGTAGGTCTCGGGAAGGCCGAATTCAAGCGGCCTCTCGATGTCGGTACAGAGAGTAGCCCCGGGAGTAATACCAGACCAGCGATCCAAGGCTATCAAGCCTCGATAAGAATCCAGCTCGATGTCCTCCAGATTTAGAGGTTTATCGAGCCTCTTCTCATCTCCCTTAATGACCATCAAAGCACCAGCGCCACCAAACAGTCTGGCCCACTTCAATGTGGTAAGCATCTGATTCTGGGTGCCGGTCTTGGTCACAGCCTGTTCAAAGCGCTTCATCTCCTTCGGAGAAGCCTCGGTGTCCAGACCCATCCAATTCTTGGTCATATCCTCAGCGGGTACATCAACCACTTTCCTGATAATCCAATTGCTACGATATAACGACTGCATCAGAATGTAATTGAAGGAGAGGCGGGTAAGCGGGTAGTTCGTACCTTCAAGAAGATTGTTGGAGCCAGCGCCTAGTCGAGCGGCAATATTAGAAAAGGCATCAACCGCACGCCTCTGCTCATTTACGCTGTTACGCCAGGCCTCGAACTTATCGGCGGTAATACGAGGCTTATAGATATTGGGCTGAGTACTCATTGCGGTAGGGGTGTTTCTTCGGCTAAGTCTCGGAGAATTTCCAATGTACTTTTCGGCACTACGGGGAAGAATGGATTCGAGTGGCAGAGGCGACACACTCGATCACGATTCTTCCTAACGAATGGCAAACCACAACCCTCACAGTACTTTACATCCACAATGGCAGAGTTCGGCGGAACTGTGTGTTCTTCGTAAACGACCCCAATTTGTGGAGAAGAACTCATGCCGCTAGTCGCCAGGGTGCGATCTTCGTCTTAATCACATAACGCAGAGCGTCTGGAGGATCGTCATCAATCTTCATTGGTTCTTCCAAGCCACGAAGCGCCTTCTTCGGGTCCCACACATAGGTTGGAACTGTTCTCACAGTCTGTGGGCAGCGATCCCGGTGAATTCGCAGCCGCCGAAGTCCCATCAGAGAAGAAGTGATCTTTATTCCCTCTGTAACATCGTTGTCGGCGTCTATATGCCATACGCCAGCCTGGGTGAGTTCAGCATCGAAGGAAGCGCACTCTGGTGGGATAATGACCTGGGCGTTCTTACCACCCGACTCAGCCATGAACTTTTCAAGGTCGACACGATATTCCCGGTCGGTCTTTTGCCGCATTTCCTTTCGGCTGTCCCAGTAGTACTCGTTGTCCACCCAGAGAGTTGTGCCGTCATCAATAACGTAGAGATAAACCTGCGGGTGATCGACACCGCAATCCACTCCGATGTACTCTTCGACCTTGAGTTCACCTCGAAGGCGCTTCGGCGCGGTCGAATCATCGTAAAGGATATCCTCGTCCCAGCAATCTTTGTAGATTGCACCTTCCGCCACAACCCAGAGACCAAGAACAAAACGCTGGTAATACACTCCCTTGTAAAGAGCCTTGAGATGACGCTTGTAAGCCGGGTCCAAATTCGGGTTGTCATCGAGATCGAAGTGTTCCGACCAGAGACTGCCGTTGGCGCGAAGCTCTTTGTTGTCGAGAAGTTCAACCTTGAAGGGGTGATGTGGCGAATCTGGGTTGGTGGTGAAATAAGCCCGAGCCCCGTAAGGCGACATACGATTGAGGAGCATCCGAATAAAGCTCGGAGGCTGAAGTACTCCCTCGTCACCATACGCCACACCAACAGTAAGGCCTCGAACGTACTTTTCCGAACCTTCGTCTTTAGCGCCGATGACCAACCACTGACTGCCGAACATGTTGAGTTCGCCAGTCTGCCGGTTGTAGTCGTAGTTTCTGGCGCCGATGAGATCGAAGAGATCATTGAGGACATTGTTGTAGACGGTCTGCTTGGACACTCCTGTGATAACACGCCAGCCTTGTACGTCATACTCGCAGAGCTGAAGAAGCTTCGGAAGCATTGACCAAGTCTTGGCTGAGCGTACAGCGCCTTCAAGAATGTTAATTCTGGCATCATCTTTAGGGTGACGAAACGCAAAATTGAAGGCCTTCTCACCGAAAGGCTTGAGAACAGAATCGGAGGAGAGATAGCTGAGAGTGTCCACACGTTATTTTTTCTTGGTTACTTCACCTTCAATAGCCGGTGTTTCTCTAGGTACAGGACCCGCCTGGAACACAGCCATCACTTCCTTCAAGCGGTCACGCCCCTCAGCGCTGGGCATGTGGTCAATCCCGAGATGGCGCATGAGGAGAGACCCGGCTTCCGTCTTACTATTAAACCGAACCTTGATAACGTTACCAGTCTTGTGGCGCTTGCCAGTCTCTTCGTCTTTCTCCATGAGGTCTTCAAAATCCACAGAGGCGATGGCCGCATCGAGATAATCTGGCCATTCTGGGACTGGTAGGGAATTCCCTTCTTCGTCAAACAAGTCCCTCCTGCGAGCCCCGACCACATAGACCAGTTCCTGAACCAGCCACTCTTTGGAGAGCTTAAAGCGATCAGACGTGGCTTTCTGCCTACGACTGATAGCCTCCATAACTTCAGGCTTATTGATAACACTCTGAAGACTGCGGGGTCGGTCGAATGCCTGACGAACAGCCTTGTGCCCATCGAGATGCTGGCAGTAGAAGTCAACGAAGCGGCGGTATTCTGGAGTAAGACCCTCTTCATCCATTGCGGCCAGAAGCTTACGCATCCTCTTTTTAGGGGATCCAGCCACACATTAAGTCCTATGGAGTAGCCGCATTGAGAGTGTCATCTGAGTTTGGCTCAGGAGTAACCTCATAAGGAGGCGTCAATTGCAACGAAGATAGCAGCAGAGAATAAGAGAGGAGAAGAACTATTTTCTAAGTGGCTGATTCTAAAGGAGTTAGAAGCGGGTAGTGCGAGGTGCCACAACAAGCCGAAATCGCTGTTTAGGGTAATACTGCTTTAGGCCTTTGCGGGCTTGGTCTATCACGTCTTTCCGCCTAGACTGTCGCAAGACCTTCGAGCTTTACAACGTTCTGGCGGTCGCGTACGGTTGCCGTAGAAGCGTCTAGCGTCAGCGCAGGACTTGCAGAACGTAGAGATTTGCAGATAGAGAGTCAGTATTCTTCCTCGTAGCTGTATTCACAGGGATAAGCTGTGCCGTTAGGAATCATAGTTCTCCTGATTCTTGGGCAGCAAGTTCGCCACAATATCTGCCCAGTACGATTGCATATCGAGGTCATCGTCGTCCTGAGCTTTCCCTAGATAAGCATCAGCCACAGCTATTGCTACGAAGTGACAGTTGTAGCAATCGGTGAGTAGTTTTAGGGCACGCTCTGAGGCCATCGTCATCGAGCACCCTCTTTGAGCACGTAAAGAATCAGTCCGCCAACCCACGGTATTGCGACACACATTGCGAAGAAGAACCACGCCGCTAGTTGTTCCCGAATCTCGGTCTTCATAGTTAGTATCCTTTCTTGATATTTGCCATCACCATCTCACCCTGTTGCACCATCCCCTGAGCGATGAGCAAGGTTTTGACGTAAGCCACGGCATCGAGACACACGAGGGGCTGTTTCTTGCGAAGTTCCCTCTTGATCTGCCGAATTTCCCTGCGAGTCACTGGAACCATCTCTGCCATGTGTAGCCTCCTTGCCTGTGTTCCATGTCGAGGATGTAGAGTATCCCGGCTACAATCACCACGCCCAGAAGAACTAACATCCAAGCTCGGTCTAACAGACGATAGATCATGTAGCCTCCTTTTCTTCTCACTCTCTAGCGTAACAAACGGGCAGCCTCATGTCAAGGGGCTATGAAAGCCTTAAGTTTCCAGCGGCCCCCTCATAAGATTGTATTTCCGAAGCCGTCTCAGAATAATTTCAGGAGATACCCCAGCTTCGTCCGCTACAGCTTGTACCTCCTCCATGAAATAGCCCCGCCGTTGCCACTCTAGGATCTGGGCGAGACACACTCCTTCTACTGGCCACAGCCGCTTCCGTTTTTTCTCGGCGGATTCACGCATCATTCGGCCTCCTCGATTAGCAGCTGGATTAGGTCAATCAGAGCCACGCTTCTGCCTTCTCCAGCGGCGGCGTTGCGTATCGTTTGAAGCCGAAGACAATAAGGCGATGGCTCTTTCACATCGGGAACTGGCGCCACATAAGTGTGGTAGCCGAACTGACGAGGCTTGGTATGTACAGTATTCCTCGCAGACAAGCCGCATACTCGGCCAAAACCACGCTTAGTGCCACCTACCCTCTCTTGGCATGACATTGAATGCCTCCGTTTCTCTCACTTGAAGCTAACCTGCCGGCGAGGGGCGGGCTGGCATGACCTTCTTCCTAATCTCGCTCCAGCAAATGCCGGCGCGTCTCATCTTGTAGATG